GCAGTCAGATGAAGATAGTGATGAGCCAATTACACCAAACAACACTCAAAAGATGTATGAAGAAGTATATGGGACTGATGGTTTATGTCCAGATTTAAGTGATGGCGTACCTTTAATCAAGGCACAAATAGCTATGGACACTTACACTACAGAAGAAGAGGCACTTGATAGAGCAGATGAGATAGGATGTGTTGGTACACACACACATGATGAAAATGGTCAGACTGTTTACATGCCATGTGAAAGTCACGATGAATATGTAAATCTAATAAAAGATGACAA